GGGTGAGTTAAAAAAAATAAAAGCCAGAAATGCTTTAAGATTGCCAAAAGAACACCCTGCACATATACAAGCTGCAAAAATAACAGGACCAGATGATGCTCCTGCAAACGAACCAAAGAAAAAAGAAGAACCTGGAAAAGCAGCAACTCAATCGGATAAACCGGCAGAACCAGGCCAACCAACAAAAAAAGACCAAACCGCACAAGGTAAAGCCGATAAAGAAACGGGAAAAGAACCTGCAGGAAAACCTGGAGAAGAACAAGGCCCCCCACCGGAACAAAAATTGGGTGGAACCGATTTAAAATCATCCGCAGAAAAAAGAGCTGATGGTGAAACTTCCGAACAATCTCCTGAAGAAAAGGTAACCAAAGAAAAATTGGATAAAGTAATATCCGAAATGTCTGAACAAGACCAAACGGAGGTAAAAGATGTAAACGATACAAACTCACCGGTAAGACAGGAAATGAACAAAAAAGCCGATAGTTGGTGGAGTAATTTTAAAAAAAATACCACGGTTGGTAGATTTTTAGAAAAAAAAGGAGAACAATATAAAAATACCGGCAAAGCTATTAATAATTTAATGAATGGTAGACGTATGGGTTCTATTGTAGACCCAGAATCTGGAAATCATTTTCATTATAGTCAAGTTCAAGAAAAAGATGAAAATGGTAAACCTGCCTATAACGAAAAGCCTGTTTATAAGACGGGTAAAAAGGTAAATCCAGAAGATGTATATGGTGGACGAAATACAACATTTACTGCAAATGATTACGATAAAGAATCTGGATATTTTAAAAAGGGTGATAAACATTATGATGCGGATGGTAATCCAGTTGATGTAAAATCAGGAAACCAATTAGACAAAGATGGTAAACCTATACAAGATAAAAATTGGTACGGAAAACCCAAAACTACAAAAGAACCAATAATTATGGATTTGAGTAGTTTGTCTCCGGATGCGAAATCCCACATCGAACATTTAGTACATGAATCACAACACGCTGAACATAAACAAAAACATTCATTATTACATACTGGAATAGAAGTTGGGTTCTTAATAGGTGGTGTAGCATTGGCAGGTGGCCTAGCTGCAGGTGCCGGAACGGTTGGTAAAACGATAGCAAAAGATTTGGGTAAACATGCAACATTGGAGGTATTGGGATTAGAAAACCCCGCTGCAGCCGGTAGTATTGGTTTAGCAGCTGCTCAATTAACACACCATGTATTAGAAGGATTGTATTTAAATGAAAATTCTAATGAAATAGATAATCATAGATTATTTTCAAATATAATGGAAGCATCTTTACAAAAAGTTAAAAACTACAAATTATCTGATAAACAATTATTGGAAACATTAGAAAAATATCAAAAAGATAAACCAAAACAAGATTTAGCAAATTTACTAAAAGAAAATATTTCTGAATCAAAAGAAAACTCAATAAATCATTTTGTAGAGTATGCAACTAAAAAATTAAAATTAAAAGAAACTCCAAAAATTACTTTATTGAGTGGCAGAGAATATTCAGAAGCAAAAACCTCTTTAGGTGGGTATAATCCTATGTCTAAAGAAATATATGTTGCAATAGAAGGTAGATTAACTGCGGACATACTTAGAACACTTGCACATGAGATGGTTCATAGAAAACAAGATGAATTGGGTTTAGTAAAAGATGAAATCAAAGATGGTGCAACAGGTTCTCCAATTGAAAACCAAGCACATGCAGTAGCCGGTATCTTAATGAGAAACTATGGTAAGATAAATAAACAAATTTATAATGAAGGATTTGTTGGAAATGCTCAAAAAGAAATGGTTGCAAGTTTAATAAAAGCAAAAGATAATTTTGAAACGGCATTAAAATATACAAAATCTACACAAGAAAAAAATGTGATACTAAAACAATTAAAAGATATTGATAAAATAATTAAATATTTAGTATCAGCAAAATCACTTTCCGAAATTCAAAAAATATTAGATAATATTAATATAGATGTTGATAAAGGTGATACTGTTTTAATGGGAAAATTTAAAAACAAAAAAGTTGTTGTTAAAGATATTGGAAAGGACGACCACGGAATGCCAACAATTAATGGTAAGAAAGCAGCAACATTTAGATTGGGTGACAAAGGACAAAACATATTCAAAAAGGAAATTGATGAAGTAGGCGAAGGTTCATCAAAACCATATTCTTTTACTCAAAGAGAAAACCAAAAAGATAATAAAGTTTACGCATTTACTACCACTTCAGACGAACATTATAAAGTTGAGTTTGATTATAAAGATTTACGTGATGCTTGGGAGATGGAATTTGATATATACTTTGGTTCAGGTGATGAGGTTATAAATAAAGGAGAGATATATTCTGTAATGGCAACTGTAACTAATATAGCATTAGATTTTATTAAAAAAGTAAACCCTAAAATAATATATTTCAGGTCCGCAAAAAACTTTAATAATGATAATAGACGTGAAAAACTTTATTTGGCTTATATAAAAAAACAACTACCCAATTGGACATTAGGTAAACAATCTGGTTTAACCACATTGACTAATCCTAAATATAAAAATCAACCAAACTTAAACGAAGGATTATTATTAGAAGGTGGAGCGTACGGCCATATGGCACACCCATTCGATGATATGGATTTAACATTTGGTGATTTGAAAGATATTATTTCAAAAGCACTTAATGGTGATTTAGGAGTAGTTAGAGAAAAAACTGACGGACAAGCATTAGCAATCAGTTGGAAAAATGGTAGATTAATAGCAGCGAGAAATAAAGGTAATTTAGCAAACGCAGGGGAAAATGCAATGGGAATAGAAGATGTTGCATCAAAGTTTGGTGGTAGAGGTGGTTTAACCGACGCTTATAATTTTGCAATGAAAGATTTATCTGCAGCAATAAGTGGTTTATCCGATGCACAAAGAAAAAAGATATTCAACGAAGGTAAATGTTTTATGAATTTAGAAGTAATATGGCCATCATCGGTTAATGTAATTCCTTATGGTCAAGCATTGTTGGTATTTCATAATACAACTTGTTATGATGAAAAAGGAACCGCAATTGGAGCAGATGGTACAGCTGCCGGAACTTTAGCAGGAATGATTAAACAAATCAATGCAGATGTACAATCTAGATACACAATACAAGGCCCACCGATAACCGAAATACCAAAATCGGAAGATTTGAGTTCTAAACAAGGTAAATATCTTTCAAAACTTTCAAAATTACAATCTCAATTTGGATTAAAAGATTCGGACAATGTTGCAAATTATCATCAAGCTTGGTGGGAAAACTTTATAAATAAAAATGCTCCAATTAAAGTAGATAAATTAACAAAAGAAGCTTTGGTAAGAAGATGGGCATTTGGTGATAAAGGGTTTAGATTGAATACAATATCAAATTTAGAATTACAAGAGTGGGCAATAGACCATGATAAAGTAAATGTCGTAAAACAACAAAAGGATAATATTAAACCATTTGAAGAAATATTCTTAGGAGTGGGTGCAGATGTATTAGAATTTGTTGGAAGTGTATTAACTATACATCCTGAAAAGGCAATTCGTTCAATGAAACAAAAATTCAAACAAGTTGCATCACAAGTTAGAAATGGTGGAAGTCCTGCACAAATACAAAAATTAAAATCAGAATTAGAAAGATTAAATCAACTAGGTGGTATTGAAAAAATAGTTGCAAATGAGGGTTTGGTATTCTTTTATAATGGTAAAACATATAAACTTACAGGTACATTTGCACCATTAAATCAGATACTTGGCATTTTTTACTCTTAATTTGATATATATTATAATAATAAACAGTTACAAAAAGGAAGATTAGTATGGCAAAAAGAAAAAGTTTTGATGAAAAAAACAAAAATATTCACAAATCTCGTAAATTAATTATAGATACGGTATTTGGTAGAGAGGACACCACTCAAAAAGTTTTTGGTTATGAAAAAGAAACCGAACAAAAAAGAGAAGTTGGTGAAACGTGGGTAGATAGTGAAGGTAAAGAGTGGAGACAAGAAAAGGGATTTAAAACAGTCGTTACTGAAATGGATGATGTTAGAGATTTCTTACATAAATTAAGTCATTGTTCTTCGGAGGATTGTAAAACGGTTCCATATAGTTGGGCAGATAAAAAGTTAATTAGTAAAACTGGAATGTGTGCAACTTGTTTGGCAAAATTTGAAACCGGATTAAGAGTAGATGGAACATTTCCGTTTTATGAAGATTATAAAATAACAAATAATAAACTTGCTTATGTAAGGGATTATAAGGCTAAAATGGAAGAGGCGTTGGGGGGTGTAAAACAACAAATGGAAATAGTTACCGAAGATGGTAAAGTTGAAAAATGGGAATGGCAAGTAGATATTGAGAAAGTAAAAACAGATTTGAAAAAAGACATTGATGGTGCATTTGAAGCCATCGAATTATTAATAGTAAGAAAAAGATTATTAGAAGAAAAATTGGTTGAGTTAAATCATCCAGAATTAGTTAAAAAATAAAAAGTATGAAAAAATTATTAAATTTAAAAAACATTGCAATAGCATTATTAATTGTAATAGTAGTTTTCCAACAATGTGGTGGAGACAAAACAAAAACAGGTGAAATTGTAAAAGTAGATGGTAAAAAATATGAACTTATTAAACATGAAATTGATACAGTTGAAGTAGTTAAGACAAAGGTAGTAACTAAAAAAGGTGAAGATATCTACCATGAAACAATTGTAGAAAAGGAAGTAATTATTCCTACAATAGTAGATACCGCAGCATTATTAAAAGATTTTTTTGCAAAAAACATTTACAAAGATACATTACAATTACCAGATAGTTTAGGAACAATTGCAATGATTGATACGATTACTCAAAATAAAATATTGGGTAGAACTTTTAATGCAAGTGTTAAACAAAGAACTATCAAAGAAACTATGATTGTTAAAGAATTACCAAAAACACAAGTATATTATGGTTTAACTGGTGGATTTAATAAAGCAGATGTAGTTTCAAATCTTGGTGCAGGATTACTTATAAAAACTAAAAAAGACAAAATCTATAATTTAGGTATTGGTGTTGCTAATAGAGTATCCGATGGAACCAACGGAACATTGTCTCCATATATTGGTGGTGGTGTTTATTGGAAGATTAAATTCAAAAAATAATGGGAGTTCAAGGGCAACCTAAGAAATCATTAAAAGAGATAATAGCTGAAGAATATCGTAAATGTGCGTTAGACCCAATTTACTTTATGAAAAAGTATTGTGTCATTCAGCATCCGGTGAGAGGAAAAATACCCTTTCACCTTTTCCCATTTCAGGAAGATTGTTTAACCGACTTTAAAGAAAATAGATTAAATATTATTCTCAAATCACGTCAGTTGGGTTTATCGACCTTATCTGCAGGGTTTATTTTGTGGAAGATGTTATTCAACCAAGACTATAATGCATTGGTAATCGCAACGAAAGTGACCGTAGCTAAGAATCTGGTAGAGAAGGTAAGAGTTATGCACGACTTACTTCCTGTTTGGTTGAGAGATGGTGGCAATAGTTCGGTAGAAGATAATAAACTTTCCCTTAAATTAAAAAATGGTTCACAAGTAAAAGCAATCGCAAGTTCTCCAGACGCAGGTCGTTCGGAAGCATTGTCATTGTTAGTTGTGGATGAAGCTGCATTTATTAGAGATATCGATGAGATTTGGTTATCGGCACAATCTACATTATCAACGGGTGGTTCTGCAATTGTATTATCTACTCCAAATGGTGTAGGTAATTGGTTTCATAAAATGTGGGTAGAAGGTGAGAGTGGTGCAAACGGATTTAATTGTATTAATTTACATTGGACAAAACATCCAGAAAGAAATCAGGCATGGAGAGATGAACAAACTCGTATATTGGGAGTAAAAGGTGCAGCACAAGAATGTGATTGTGACTTTGTTGGTTCGGGTGATACGGTAATAGACCCAGCATTATTAACATGGTATAAAGATACATATGTAATGGACCCGATTGAAAAAACTGGTTTTGATGGAAATTATTGGAAATGGGAACATCCAAATTATAACAGAGCATATATGGTAGTTGCCGATGTCGCGAGAGGAGATGGTTCGGATTATTCTACATTCCAAGTTATTGATATCGAAGATAGTTCACAAGTTGCAGAATATAGAGGTAAAATAGAAACAAAAGATTTTGGAAACTTCTTAGTTGCAGTATCAACAGAATGGAATAACGCATTATTAATTATAGAAAACTCAAATGTAGGTTGGGCAACCATCCAACAGGTGATTGATAGAGGATATGGTAACTTATTCTATATGAGTAATGACCTAAAATATATTGATGTTGAAAAACAAATGTCTAATAAATTTTATAGAGATGAAAAGAAATTGGTTGCGGGGTTTGGAACAACAATAAAGACAAGACCTCTTATTATTTCAACATTAGATACATACATAAATGGTAAAGACATTCTCATTCGTTCTCAAAGACTCATAGATGAACTATTTACATTTATTTGGAGTGGTGGTAGAGCCGAAGCAATGAAGGGTTACAACGATGACTTAACAATGGCATTGGCAATTGGACTTTGGGTAAGAAATACGGCACTTCGTTTGAAACAAGAAGGAATTGATTTAACAAAAACAATGTTAAACTCAACACAGGTAAGTCAATATACCGGATTCGTTGCATCAGGACATCTTAAACAAAATCCTTATGAAATGGATATGGGTAAAAAGGGAGTAGAAAATTTAACTTGGTTATTAGGATAATTGTATATTTATATGTTGAAACTATTGTAATATGAGACTAATTAATTTAATTCCGTTAAAAGAAATGGAAAATCCTTGTTGGAAAGGATATGAAATGGTAGGAACTAAGAAAAAAGGTGGTAGAGAAGTACCAAATTGTGTTCCTGTAAAGGAAAATGTAGTAAGTGAAACAACCGGTAGAGAAGCAAAAGAAATTGCTAGATTGACTGGTACACGTGATAGTATAGTACAAAAATTTATAGATGATTTTAATTTAAATGCCAAAAACCTTTTTAATTTTATAGCTAAAGGAAAAGAAAAGGTTAGAAAAGATTTCGCAACCGCAATGTCAGGTAGACCGGGTAATAAATATCAAG